TATTACTTTTTTTGAATACTACTTATGATATAATGTGCAAAACAATTTAAACTTGTATAATTGTGATAAAGTCTTTATCTTTGTTTTTGTTGTAATAAACATGATCAATATGTCTCACACATTCATTTATATAATTGATGAAGTTCATCGATTCTTGAATGAAAGTGAAGTAACTATATGTATCCGAATAAGCTAACATTTGTAAGATATTTTGTTTGAAATCGCGAATGCTTGAAATTATTTCTGTAATATTATTGTTGTATTCTCTTGCTTTGTTGCTTCTGAGAAGAGCTTGTTTGAATTTTACTTCAGAAAGTTTGTTTCTCATGTAATCGACACGATGTTGTAGTGTAACCAAATGAAAGTCATCATATCGTGTTTTTTTGTAATCTTTGAGAGCAGTACACGAATTTGCGCAAGATTCGTAATGATGTAATGCTTGTAAAATATTTGTGACTTTATCTTGTTGTTCATCTTCCATCCTTCGAAAGTTGTTGGTGCGAAAAACTTCGTAAATGCCTACAATTCTATTACAATCATTGTTATTCATAAGAGGGGTCACAACGCTACCCCTATGTTCACGCAACCATTGATAGAAGTGTGGATTAGAGTTTCCTCTTTTGTTAATCTCTAATGTATTCCAGTTGAATGCCGTTTTACAATTAACACAAAACATATCGCTACATCCGCTTATTCTGTGAATCAAAGTAGCACAAACAGGACAACTTTTGGTGTCTTTATTTAGCATAGAAATAGTTAACACATCTTCTTCCTTACATTTATGATTGTCATTATTTTCCTCCATACATTTAGAACAATATGTAGTATTACATAGTTCACATGTAGAATCAGTTTTGTTTACATATCCTTTGCACTCATCTTTACCACAAGGTTTGATATATTGGGGTCCTTTGCTTTTAGAAGTTACAGAAGAAGATGAAACCATTTCTGTTCGATGTGAGTTACGAACAGGATAATAGTAACTAGAATTCATTATTCTGATGATATTGTATTTCTCACGCATTTTTTTTGTTTTTTCATTACATACTTTCTTGTACTCTTCTTTAATTTCACTCAGATCGTCTTTGTTTGCCTTGTCTTTTTTATATTTTTTCTTCACTTTTGAAATATCAATCTTCATAGTATTTACAATTTCCGCAAGGACACCTTCTTCTTTTTTTAATAATTCGTATCTTTCTTTCAAATTGACATACTCTTGTGTATAAGGTAAAAGAGTCAATTGCTCTGTAAAAAGAACACTCTTATGTACATCTGAAATTTTTTTTACAAAGGAAGGACCAAAGTTTTCACGAATGTATTGATGGCTCCATGGACGATGACATTTCATACATTGGGGTGCAACAATAACGCTTTCTAAGTAAGTTCTTACACAACAAGTACAGCATTCCAATTTACAATGAGAGCAAATTATTTGCTTTCGGTTCGACTTGTTAAAGGGTTCAATACAAATAGAGCATACATCAGTGATACTCATATTCAATTTTGTTTTTTTTTAAGTGTCAAAGATTCAAATCAATTTTTAACAATTTTTAAAAAGTGTTTGTAAATATATTGTTTAAGTGTCAACGATTCAAATCAAATTTTAAAAAGTTTTTTATAAGAATCTCATCAAATCATAAAAAAAATGAGTTTTAAAAGATATCTTATGAATTTACAAAATTGGAAATACAGGCTGTAACCTTCTAGAATGTTCTAGATATACAAGGTGAAACTACAAATTCAAATACATCACTTACTCGTTTGTGTGTTCGATAGACTTTTTTATACAATACTTAAAATGGATAATATGGATATTAACTTGCGTATTCAAGCTTTACTTGAGATTACTGTTGACAGCGAAGACACCAAAGCACAAGCCGTCAATGCTTTAAATAGCATAACCCTAGCAGCAGGATACGACTGTATGCGACTCACTCATACCTTACTTGAGAATATCATACAAATGGGAAACACCGAACGGAAGCAACACGTCGCTACAATGATATGTTATCTTTCTGAACAGGCAGACAACAAGAAGCTAATTATACCTACATTGATCGAGGTTTTACGAAAAGGAAATAGTGAAGAAAAGCACTACGTGGCTTTTGCGATCAGAATACTTACAGAAAATACCGATACAGAGAATTTGACGCTCGTCAAACAAGCAGGGGGTATAGTGCCTTTGGTCTATTTGTTAAGTACAGGAAATGTAGAATGTAAGATTCAATCCGCTTGGGCCCTGACTGAGCTCGTACGTGACGATCCAGAAAACCAGAAGCTAGTCGCACAGGTTGGTGGGATAGAATCGTTGGTAGATATGTTACGCACAGGAGGAGACGATGAAAGACTCAATGCCGCTGCGGTTTTGTATTATATGACTTTTACAGAGGAGTCGAGAAAGCATATCCAAGAGTTAGGCATCACACGGGCGTACTTAGAAGAGATTGAAGAGTCGCATTTTAATAGGCTTCTAGGGACGGGTGCATTCGCTACATAATTTGCAATTTAAAATTATATATATTTACTTGATTTTTAACATCAATTGTCTGATTCGTGTTGTGTCTTATTTAAAGTTTTTTGTGTTTGTATTTTTTTTTGGTTTATTGTTTTCCATCTCCTCAAGTTTTTTTCCTGAATTAAGTTATCATAAAAACTTGCAGTAAAAACCATTTAAAACAAAGTTTTATTGAACAATCCAAATGTTAAAAGTTTATTATCGTATTAGCGACAAAGGAAAAACTATCAACAAGCCCGAATATATCAACAACCGCTTGTGTCTAGAGAATTTTTGCAGCTGTTTTAACAACGATGTTGATATCACGTTTGTGGCGGACAATTGCAACAACGACACAATCGAATGGTTGAAAACTTTCGGTAAGGAGATTGTTCGCACGTCTTTGGGAAACGCGACGTCGTGTTTGTACACCCTGGACCTTGCGCTAAGCCGTGCACGCAACGACACAGAGCTTGTTTACTTTGTGGAAGCCGACTATCTACATCGTCCCGACTCACTTAATGTATTGATGGAAGGCTTGGAACGATTCGACTACGTAACCTTGTACGACCATCCGGACAAGTATATGCTTCGCTCACCCAATCCGTTTGTGCAACACGGGGGAGAGGTGACCAAAGTGTATCTTACCGCGTCGACGCATTGGAAAGAGACCAACTCGACCACCATGACGTTCGCCGCAAAGGTTTCTACTTTGAGAGAAGATCGCATGGTCTTTGCTGAATTCTGTGAAAAACGAAACATACCGGACGATTTTCAGTGCTTTGTCAGTCTGACCAAGCACAAAAATCGTACACTCGTCAGTCCGATCCCTGGCTACAGCACGCACGGCGAGTCCATGTATTTATCTCCCTTAATAAAATGGAAATCAAATATGTTTTAGATTTTAGATTAAATTGATCAATTATCTATATGGTATCATCCCATATAAATCTAAGGATTTTTGGGGTCATACAGTTTATATATATATATGGTCAAACGTAATATTAAAGTCAATGTTATAAAATTAAATTAAAATTAAATTTGTATGTTTAATAAATGAATGAGTGATCTAAGTGAAAAAATATTAACAACAAACACATTAAATATAAATACGATACAATCAAATGATGATTTTACCATTTTATGTGATAATGAGATCCATTTGAATACTCCAAACTTACTAATAAATAATATTCGAATTGACAAGTATATAAATAATTTGTTATTCGCTGAATCAAATGTTGACGCTTACGGTGTATACCAAAATACACGAACCGCTGGTGGTTTGGGCAATTTAGATGAAATAACAAATTGCGGAACATCGAGCCATACAAGTGTGGATGCAACGAAAATATCAAGTTATAATACTTACATAAAACAGGGTCATACTTATTACGAAAACTATGTAAATTTACAATCGTCAAACAATCTTCATATAAAGGTGCGTAATTTTATATCGGGATACGAAAACGGGTATTTAGATAACAACATAATTTATAACGATACGCTTACCTCAACTTCGTATAATTTAAAAAATTATATTTATGACCTTGTGAACTTTTCTAGGGGTACGACAATTACTCCTTCACATGTTGTACCTTTATATACTGTTCAACCAAACAATAAAATACATAATATTGATTATTGGGATGTTCATGATTTTTTAAAAGGCCAGTTTGTCACAAAAACAATAGAAACATCCAATTTATCAACAATCAATTTATCCACATCAAAAGTTGATCAAATACAACCGATATTAACAATAGAGAGTCAAAGTGCTATCAATTTAGTTGCGGATACAATTATGATAAATGGAAGCAATTTAGATACCATCATCAAAGAATCGTTAAACGAGGATAATCTTTTTACAATAAGTATATTTAATACATCTTCGACTTCCACAAGTATAAGCTACAAGATAAACAATTTTGAAGTGGGACATTATGAGGACACATTTAGTTATGATATTCAATTTGATATCTTTGATGACATAGATCCATCAAATTCCCTAGGAACGCACTTAATAGATAACGTCAGACAGGGTTCTGTGATAGAATCAATTAACACATTTATAAATCTAACATCAGGGAGTAAATATAATATAATACCTACAACAGTAACAAACAGGTTTACAGGAAAAAGCTTTTCTAACATAACGACAAGTGGTGGTAGCGGGTTATTTGCAGTCAATACTGAAGTTTTTGTTATAAACATACAAGTAACAGTTTCGGAACCAGGTGAAACAGATTATCCAAGTATAAGTTTTCAATTTGATCAAGGTTCGATCGGAAATGGTTTTCATATTGATGAAGATTTTGGCCATAGCTATGATATTGATTTTAAAATATACCAAGGTGATGTAATTTCTAATGATGGTAATAGTCACGAAGTTAAAAATCTTGACAATTTTTCATCCACTCCTATTGATACTTTTGTTTTTGCATCTTTAAATCCAGGAAATAGTTTTAGGATCAACGCAACAATCACAAATATTAACACCAATAAGCTTGTTTCATCAAATGTACAATCCGATCTTTATTTACCATCTACTCCTGAGGTCACATTAGGTTCATGGAGCTTTAATGATGTTGCTCGTCAATATTATATGCCTGTATCAACAATAGGGATTAATAAAAGTATAAATGATTACAGTATAGATACTTCTTTGGAAAACAATCCTGATATAACCGACGCAGTATTTGACGAGTTTGTAAACAAAAAGCTTTACTTTACATTTAATAATGAGATATCATCTGGAAATAAAACAGCTTATATTAAGATTATTGATTCTTTAGGTTACACAGATGATCATGAGGTGTCACAAAACTTGGCAATAACTTATTCTTATGTAAATAACACAATTACATTGTCTTCACCGAAAAGATTAACCTATAATACAGAAAGTTTGAATAGTTATATATGGTTTAAAAATGATATTGTGATTCCTTCACAAAACACAAGAATATTACAATTAAGTGAAAACGAAAACGAAAACGCTACATATTCGTGTGATGTAGTTCAAAGCAACGATGAAGGAACAGGTTTTAGTAGAACTTTCACCAACAATTTTGAAATTACTTTACCCACGATATCACCGGGTAGCACATTTACTATAATTAGTATGACATCATATACATACTCGTACACTTATAACGGTGACACTTTTACAGATATTAATCCTTATGCTAATGCTACAATATCCATCGAACCAAGTAGTATCGGTCCATTCAACCAAATTGGAACCAATACATGTAAAGTAAAAATCATTGATCAGTATCAATTTGAAAATGAATTAACGGTTGGTACATTTACAGTAGTTGCTCCGACCCCTATAAGTGGTATTAGCTTTACAAATGTAAAACCCAATACATTGACAATTGGATGGAGTAATACGGATACTGATGGTACCCCTACAGAAAGCGTAACAGATATACTAATATATTATGGAGTTGAAAATATAACAGATTCTAACAAGGACATAACCACTCTTACCACGAATAGCACAAACATAACTAACCTAAACGAAAATACAAATTATCATTTCAAGATTATTAAATCTTATTTTTATTATTCAACATTTGAATCTGCAATATACCAAGTAAATACACCGCAAAAGGTATTACCTAAATTAAATAAGATTTACATTGCAAACAATAGAATATATTGGGATATAGATTTAGGAACCGCCACTGTGTCGAATATTCAATATAAAAAGTATGATCAAAATAGATCTTTTAGGACTGTTAATCACAAGAGTAAAAGCAGAGATTACTTTGTATACAATTTTTTTCTCAACTCTTCTACAAGTAAAAAAAGCGTAACCATTGCCCAAACTAAGAACTCAAACTCAAACTCAAACTCATCTCAAGATATATCCTCGATTTGTAGTAAATCTCCAGATGCAGATATTAACAGAATCTCTTTAACTATTCAATTTGATTCCTATCATCAACCTAATATAACTTCTGGGATTTTTGATGTATACAGATCAGATTCTGATGGATGGCTTAACAGTGAGTTTTATTTTGAACACTTCGATTTCCATTGTCGAACCGAAGATTTGTTCAATAATCGTGGAACAACAGATAATGAAAAGTTTGCAATAATCGTACATGATGGCAGTCATGCACTATCTACTGTTGGTAATACAACACCTGTAATGTCATGGAAGCGAGATATATATACTTATCCACATTATAATATGGAAGATTTATATTCACAAGACGGTGTAAAAAGTCCTAATCGAGGTGGTTATGAGATTTCACAGTTAGGTATAAAGAATTTAGTGGATGGAGGTCCACCAAAGATTAAATATGAATATGTAGCGATTAAAAACACATCGGATTTTTCTGGTGATACACAGAAATATGGTGCTGCGAACAACACGTATTTTAAGATAAGTAAAACGACGATTGGAATATTTTTAAACAAACTAAGATTTACTTCGTCACAACATAAGGATTCACTTAGGGAACAGGAATTTGTTGATCAAAATATTAACTCAATAAATGGTGATATGACTAGTACTAGTATTAAATACACAAGAATATATGTATACAGAGATCGCATTACATCCTATTATTTTAAAAATTTACCTTTAGTTACAGTATGGCTTGATAAAGACAACGGTGATATACCATGGAACGATGGTGTTGGTAATTCCATCCCTCCTATCGCACCTGATCCACCAAGAGCGACTGAAATAGGTAGCGACTATGTGATTTTAAGCTGGAATCCTAACCCCAATAATGACGGATATGTTCAAAAATACAAAGTTAACCGTATTATAGATGTCCATGGTGTATACGATGGATATCAATATGAAATAGAAGAAACACGAGAAACAAACGGTGCTAACAATATATTTACATGGACAGGATTAACATCAGGTTGGACGTACTATTTTACGGTAACCAAATCAACAAATATTGGAGATTACTGCTCCCATCCGTCACCGTATTTTTATTGTCAAAGTCTTACAGGTGATTATAATTATGCATACAATGTGGATACAGCCATTTCAGACAACGATCCAGAATACGTGAAATTGAGAAAAGATTACTTGAGTTCGGGCGATACAATTCAGACTTATATAAGAAACAGCTCAACTTATTTTAGTGAGTTTTCTGGTACAGAATTCGACGAATTTTATGTAAATGTACCTTATTACAGAAATGGTATACTGTCTGTTACTACCATGGCAAATTCTGGAACACCTGCACTCCCGCCTTATGGTCTTATAGGAACCGCAAGCACAACCTCTATCTCTTTGTCGTGGAGCGCTGGAAATAACAACGATGAAACCTTTATTAGTTATACTGTCAATAGAGAGGACACTGGTGGAACTGTTATCGCTTCTGTGCAAGGTATAACTGTAACATCGTACACTTGGATTGATTTAAATTCATCTCAACAATATTATTTCACCGTTCAAAAGGTTACCAATTATGGCGTTACAGTTAAATCTAATCAATTAAATATACAAACCAACGATGATTATGGTACGAATCCTGAAACTCCCTCAGTGCAATCAAGAAACCTCAAATCAGTAACATTTCAGTGGATTCCAGGGAATATAGGCAGCGGAACCTTGGTTAGTCATAACTTAGTTCGTTACAATGATAGCGGAGGTACAATTATGTATTCAAGATACGAATCAACACCCAATTATTGGTACGAGGTCATTGTTTGGCCAGAGGAATTAGAGCCTGATACAAATTACTATTTCCGATCTGAGATGGTCGTAAATTATAACGGAACTTATAATACAAGAAATTC